TGAGCACGGAAGCCCAGTCTTCAATACTCCGGATCATGAAGTCTTCGATCCACATGGGGAATTAATAGACATAGGCGTTATAGACAGTTGGCAGAACGAAGCTGACGGTTTAAAAAACGATCAAGATGCTTTAAATGAATTTTACAGACAGTTTCCAAGAACTACTGAGCATGCGTTTAGAGATGAAACTAAGAACAGTATATTTAACTTAGTAAAACTATACGAGCAAATAGACTACAATGAAGAAATGTCTAGAACACTAGGTATTACTAAAGGTAACTTTCAATGGGTTAACGGGGTTAAAGATTCACAAGTAATATTTTACCCAGATCCTAAAGGCAGGTTTAAAGTAAGTTGGGTACCGCCAACAAATATACAAAACAAAGTTGTAATAAAAAACGGTGTTAAATGGCCTGGCAATGAACACATGGGGGCTTTTGGTTGTGATAGCTACGATATATCAGGAACTGTAGATGGTGTAGGTTCTAAAGGTGCTTTACACGGATTAACTAAGTTTAGTATGGAAGACGCGCCGGCTAATACATTTTTTTTAGAGTATTTAGCTAGGCCACAGACTGCAGAGATGTTCTTTGAAGATGTTCTAATGGCTTTAGTATTTTACGGGATGCCTTTACTCGCAGAAAACAATAAACCTCGTCTATTGTATTATTTACGAAGACGTGGTTATAGAGGTTTTAGTATGAACAGGCCAGATAAAATATGGAATAAATTATCTGTAGCAGAAAAAGAAGTGGGTGGTATACCTAACTCAAGTGAAGATATAAAACAAGCTCACGCAGCCGCTATTGAAATGTATATACAAAGCCACGTAGGTATGGCACAAGATGGTACTTTTGGTAATTGTTATTTTAATGAATTACTAAACGACTGGGCTAAGTTTGATATAAACAAAAGAACAAAGCATGACGCGTCTATAAGCTCCGGACTTGCTATAATGGCAAACAACAGGCATTTATATAGACCAAATGCACCGGTACAAAAACCAAAACTAAATATAAACATTGCTAAGTACACAAATAAAGGCAATACGTCTAAATTAATTAAAAAATAAATATGGTTGTAAAAAGTTATTTTCCTTCTCAAGTCGTAAGCGATGTGGAAAAAATGAGCTATGATTATGGTTTAAAAGTAGCTAAAGCTATTGAGGCTGAATGGTTTCATAATGATAGAGGCTCTAATAGATATAAAACTAATCATAATAATTTTCATAATTTAAGATTATATGCCAGGGGTGAACAATCAATACAAAAATACAAAGATGAATTATCTATAAACGGAGACTTGTCTTATCTTAATTTAGACTGGAAGCCAGTGCCTATTATACCTAAGTTTGTTGATATAGTTGTAAATGGTATTGCAGAAAGAACATATGATATAAAAGCTTATTCTCAAGATCCATATGGTGTAGAAAAACGCACGCAATACATGGAGTCTATATTAGCTGACATGAGATCAAAAGAATTAAATGACTACGCAGCTGAAGCTTTTGGTATTGACATGTATGAAAATGATCCTGAAACTTTACCTGGATCTGAAGAAGAGTTAGCATTACACATGCAGTTAACGTATAAACAGGCTGTTGAAATAGCCGAAGAACAAGCTATTAACGTTTTATTTGAGGGTAGTAAATACGAGTTAATTAAAAAACAGTTTTATTATGATCTTACAGTTTTAGGTATTGGAGCTGTTAAAACCTCGTTTAACACATCTGAAGGTGTTGTAGTTGATTATGTTGATCCAGCTGATTTAGTTTATTCTTATACTGAATCACCATATTTTGATGATATATATTATGTAGGTGAAGTTAAAAGCATACCTGTTAATGAACTTCTTAAACAATTCCCACATTTAACGCAAGAAGACTTAGAAGATATAGTTAAAAACAAAAATCACCACAAATCTAACTATAACCAAAGTTATAACGAAAACGAACAAGACAATAACAAAGTTCAAGTTTTATACTTTAATTATAAAACTTATATGAACGAAGTTTACAAGGTAAAAGAAACTGGTACTGGTGCTGACAAGATATTAGCAAAAGATGATACTTTTAATCCACCTGAAGACGTAGATAACTTTGGAAAATTGCATAGATCTATAGAGTGTTTGTATGATGGTGCTATGATTTTAGGAACAGACAAGTTGTTAAAGTGGGAGATGGCTAAAAACATGGTGAGACCTAAAAGTGATTTTACTAAAGTTAAAATGAACTATGCTATTGTAGCTCCGCGCATGTACAAAGGTCGTATAGAGTCGTTAGTACAACGTATAACTGGTTTTGCTGATATGATACAGTTGACACATTTAAAACTGCAACAAGTATTATCACGCATGGTGCCAGATGGTGTTTATTTAGATGCTGATGGTCTTGCTGAGATAGATTTAGGTAATGGCACAAACTATAACCCACAAGAAGCTTTAAATATGTTCTTTCAAACAGGATCTGTAATTGGTAGATCGTTTACTTCTGAGGGTGATATGAATCCAGGCAAAGTGCCAATACAAGAGATACAGTCTGGAAACGGAGGTGCTAAAATGCAAAGTTTAATTGGCACGTACAATTATTATTTGCAAATGATTAGAGATACGACAGGTCTTAACGAGGCTAGAGATGGTAGTATGCCAGATAAAAACGCTTTAGTTGGGGTGCAAAAATTAGCTGCTGCTAATTCTAACACAGCAACAAGACATATATTACAAGCTGGTTTATATTTAACTGCTGAAACTGCAGAGTGTTTATCGCTTAGAATATCTGATATTATAGAATACTCACCTACTAAAGATGCTTTTATACAAGCTATAGGTGCTCACAATGTTGCAACTCTTGAAGAAATGCAAAGCTTACACTTGTATGACTTTGGTATATTTATAGAGCTAATGCCTGATGAAGAAGAAAAAGCAATGCTTGAAAATAATATTCAAATGGCTTTGCAGCAACAGCTAATAGAACTTACAGACGCTATTGATCTTAGAGAAATTAAAAATGTTAAACTAGCTAATCAACTACTTAAAATACGTAGAAAACAAAAGCTAGAGAAAGATCAGGCTATGGCACAACAAAATATTCAAGCACAAGCAGAAGCTAACATGCAAACACAACAAGCATCTGCACAGCTTGAAGTTCAAAAAGAACAAGCTAAAGCACAAGCAGAGGCACAGCTTGAACAAATGAAAGCTCAGATGGAAGCTCAAAAAATGGAGCAAGAAGTCATGCATAAAAAAGAACTTATGCAATTAGAGTTTCAAATGAATATGCAGCTTAAACAAATGGAAACTCAAAACGTTCAAGCAAAAGAAAAAGAAAAAGAAGATCGTAAAGACGAAAGAACAAGAATACAAGCATCACAACAAAGTGAGCTTATAGATCAAAGAAAAAGTGAAAAACCACCTAAAAACTTTGAGTCCGCAGGTAATGATATATTAGGAGGCGGATTTGATTTAGGTTCATTTGATCCTAGATAACAATTATTAATTATTATTATATTATATTATGGCAAAAAAGAAAACAAAAGAAGTAGTAAAAAAGGCTGCTGAAGACAACGTAACAAAAGTTGATCTTAAACAAACAAATGAAGATGATAATATCATCAAAGTAAACTTAGACAAACCACCAACACCAAAAGAAGATGAAGTTAAAGAAGAAGTTGCAAAAGATAACGCTGACGACAGCGGAGTGGTTGAGCTCGTTAAAGACGCCGACACCACAGAAAAACAAGAAGAAGTACAACCGGAAGCTGAAACACAAGAAACTCCAGTATTAGAAGAGATTACTGAGGAAGAGGTTAAAGAAGAAACAGAAGAATTAACTGAACAAGTTGAAGAAGCTGTAACTGAAGCTCAAGAAACTGGTAAGGCGATACCAGAGAATTTACAAAAAGTTGTAGATTTTATGGAAGAAACTGGTGGTACACTAGAAGACTATGTAAGACTTAATCAAGACTACTCTAGTTACGACGATATGACAGTTCTTAGAGAGTATTACAAACAAACAAAATCTCACTTAACAGATGATGAAATTAGTTTTTTAATGGAAGACTCATTTTCATATGATGAAGAAGTTGATGAAGAAAGAGAGATTAAAAAGAAAAAGATAGCGTTAAAAGAGCAAGTTGCCAACGCTAAATCCTACTTAGACGGGCAAAAGTCTAAATACTATGAAGAAATCAAAGCTGGAAGCAGGTTAACACCTGAAGCCAAAAAAGCTATGGATTTCTTTAATAGATACAACAAAGAGTCGGAAGAGACTAATAAAATAGCGGAAAAACAAACTAACACTTTTAAATTAAAAACTCAACAAGTTTTTAACGATAAATTCAAAGGTTTTGAATACAACGTCGGAGATAAGAGGTATAGGTTTAATGTGAAGAATGCTAATGAAGTGAAAGAAACCCAAGGTGATATTAATAATTTTGTCAAGAAGTTCTTGAATGAAAATAATGAAATGTCAGATGCCAAAGGTTATCATAAATCTTTATTTACAGCAATGAAT